TTCAAGAGTTACTTCTGATGCTAATACACCTTCACCCCAGTCAGAAAAATTTGTAGCATCTGTTGCTGTCACTCCTGTGTTGTGTGCTGCATTATCTGTGCCATCTACATTTCTAACTATACTTTGTAAGTTTGGTGATGATATAGATGCATAAGATATTAATTCATTCTCTACTAAAATTCTACCTACAGAACTAAAGTTTGTAGTTGCAGCTAATGTAACATTTGTACCAGAACCACCTGTACCTGAAGAGTTTGCACTTAGTGATCCATTTAATGTTGATGTAGCAGCACCAGATACAGATCCGTTCCATTGAGATATACCAAAACCATATCCATAGTTTTGTGCAGAGGGGCCTACTTTTTCATAAGGCTTAACTGCAATACTTCCACCAGTTGATACTGTTGCTCCGGCATTTGAGCTCTGTGTAATTGTAAAAGTTGTTGGAGTAGGAACCGTTGTTACTTGAAATAGTTTATCTTCAAAGTCTGATGCACTGAAACCTGTACCGCCTGGTAATGTAACACTATCTAATAAAACAATATCACCAGGTTCTAAATTATGTGATGTAGAAGTTGTTATTGTACAGATAGCTGAAGCATTTGCAGTTGCAATTGTAGAAGAACTTAATGTAGCTTTTAATGGTGTTATATCAAATAACTGTCCTTCAAAATATAATAATAAAAACTTATCTGTTCCCAGAGCTACGTATCTGTTTCCATTTAGATCAACAAATGCATGTTGTTTTCTAGCAACACCAACAATAGTATCTGATACTAAAGAGGACCAACCACCAACTTTTTCAGGTAGGTTATATCTAAATCTTACGTTATCAGAATCTACCCATCTATTCTCTGCTCCAGCAGATGTGTTTTGTTTGTCTACACCAGGTAAAAAGTTATACTCGATAAGAGCCATGATCCCCGCTCCCTATGCCGTGTTAGTCTTAAATGCCCAGCCTCTCGTTGCATCTACATACACTAATGTAAAAGCTTGACCATTAGTTGTTAGTGTTAGGTTTGATGTACCTGTATTAATTGGTTGACTGTTTCTATTAACAATCAAGTTGTTAGAGTTAAAAGTTCCTCTTGCATCAATAAATGTAACTTCTGATCCTACCGCAGGAGATGCAGGTAAAGTCACTGTAATTGGGTTAGCTGTTGTATTTGCAAATATTTGATCACCATCTACTGCAGTATATGCAGTAATTGTAGAAGAGTTTAAAGTTACATAACCTTTGTTTCTGATTCCAAGACTTACATTTGTCCCATCAGAATATACTAATGATTTAGATCCAATAGGTAATACAACCCCGGTCCCTGATACAGTTTTAACTGTTATTGTATATAGAGTAGATGTACCTCTTGTTGTTGCATCTTCAAATACAATAATTCTTTCAGATCCATCCGGTATGGTTACGTTTCTGTTTGCACCTAACGTACCAGTTAATTTAATATATATGTTTTTACCGTTTGACGTTGCACCGTTGTCTAGTGCTAAAGTTAGATCTCCAGATGCTAATTGTGCTGTTGATAAATAACCTGTAGCTAATTGTTCCAAGATCTGTAGGTTTGTGTTGGTAATTGTACCCCAAAGACCTGCTTTTTCACCTGTAGCTATAAGCTCTAATTTTGAATTTGTTGAAAAACTTGATGCCATAATTCTCCTAATACGGGTCTATATTAACCCATGTTTGTGATGCTCCTGGGTCTATAGGTTGCCATGTAATGATACCAGGATCATTGACAGTAAGAGTCATAGGCACGCCTGTAGGACTTACATTCGCAGCGGCTGTTATTGTAACACTTCCAGTGCCAATGGTCAATTGGTTTCCAGTAACAGAAACATTAGCTGCTGCTGATACTGTAACTGTACCAACACCTAAAGTTAGTGGTGTAGGAGTAGGTGTAACGTTTGCTGCTGCAGCAATAGTTAAGGACCCAAAACCTAGTGTTAAAGGGTTACCAGATGGTGTTACAAAAGCTCCTGCTAATGCAGATGAACTACCTATACCTAAAGTTAATTGATTAGCAGTTACATTGACTGTAACGTTTGGATCAAATATTGATGTTGCTATCGGGACAGCTGATATCGAACTATGACCGAGCATCTATTACGCTCCTGTCAGTGCTTTTATCTCAGCGTCGGTTAATCCTAGATCTTTTAGTTTTTGTTTGCCAGATGCTTTTTCTGTTTCTCTTTGTGCAGCTTCTTCTTCTTCAGTAGGTAACTCTGCCATTTTAGCTTCTATGTCAGCTTTAGATATTTCTGGTGTTCCATTTAACCAATCTATTTCACAAGTATTTATATCTTTACCTCTTACAACTACTTCTGCGTTTGGATTTATTTTAAGTATTGCTTCTGCTATCATCCTGCTATCTCCATAAGTGTCATTGATCCTCTACCTCTTTCGGTAGAACTTGCTGAATCTGCTTGAATTGTAATAGTTCCTCCACTTAATGTAGCAAATTGAGTTTTATATGTAATGCTTGATGTAGATGATGGAGTGTCTAAATAAGTTGTTCCTATACCATTAGCATCTGAATCTGAATTTTGAGTATATGCTATTATATCACCAATGAAATCTAATTGAGTAGAATCTCTAAATAATTTATAACCAATGTATGTATTAGTTTGATTTTTTCTCATAAACTGATTTACCATTATTAAAATTTTACTAGATGTTGCAGATGGAGTTATCGAAGCTGTTAAAGATGTATCAGCATAAGTAGAACTTGTGCTTGTTGTTGAAGTATATGTAACTCCAGTAACAACTTGCAAAACCTTACCTGCTGCAAAGCTAGTTGCACCCGTACCACCATTAGCCGTTGGTAATGTTCCTGTAACCTGGCTTGTTAAATTTATTCCAGATATGTTTGTACTATTATTTGGTCCTAGTCTAGTTATTGCCATAATTTATCCTATGTATTTGCTAATTTTATAAATCTAATTTGAAAACTTTTGTTTTGTGTTTCTGTTTTTGATTCAGTTTCTGACATTGCAGCTAATCTTACTTTCACATTTGAAGTATCATCTACATCAACCATAGCTGATGGAAAAACAACATTATTATCACTACTACCTCCAGAAGTATTTGACCTTTGTCCTGTCGCTTGAGCAACAACACTATAACTGCTGTTATT